ACTGTACTGCGGCGCGCCAGCTGTTTAATGCGCGGATCCGGAGCATCGTATGAATCCGGCAGCGGAAGCCCTTCACCGTAAGCCATGGCATTGGACTGCCCGGCCAGTACGATGACGTAGTACCAATCCGGCTCAGTTGCACCACTGACCACCACATCACCTTCTGCTGTAATCGCCTGCATCAGGGTATAAGGGGTTATGGCCACCGGACTACCAAACGGCTGCCAGCCCTCTTTCAGTTTGTGTGTCAGCTTTTCCGCAAGGTCTGACGGCGACGCCGCCCTGACAACATCATAATGTTTAAATGTCATTATTCCTCCCGGCCGGGATAGTGTATTAAATCAGATATGGAGTGGGCTGTAGTCCGGAAGCCTGAATGACACACGGGGACTACAGCCCAAGAAATGAAAAAAGGCCACGCAGTTGCGCAGCCTGATAAACCCTGGTTAAAATCCACACGATAACAACACAACAATATCAGTATCTCATGCTATTGCCCGAACCCATTCGGGCATTTTTTACCCATAAAAAATGCCCCTCCGGAGAGGGGCATGTTTGCATGCACATTCTTTTTCTTGCATGGTGCCGGGTGCCTCCCGGTGAATTCAGTATCAGCACCTGAATCCGCGATTATCACATATACCTGGTTGCTGATTGCCCCTCCGCACAGGGGGATTCACCATGCAGTAGTATTTTTAATAAACAGTAAACAAAAAAATCAAGCATTATGCAGGCTGTTTCTTTTTATCACCGGCCACAGCAATACCACAATGCCGCAGACCAGAGCGCCATCAGTCAGTACCAACATTATCCTGCTGGTGAAATCCATCATCACCATCACTAAAAGCAGGATCACAACAGCAAGCAGACACAGTTTATAAAACAATGTTCAGAAAACGCATTCAGCATGCCTAAGGTTCTATTCCTACGAATAGCCAACTTGCAACTTAAAATATTATTTATGCAGCCAATTAAATTCTGGTCCTTACAATATCAACCTGAAGATTCTTATCTTGTGCTGATTGATAAATCACAAACCTTTTACTACCTGCATTGAAAGAAGTAGACAAAACCAGACAATTATCATAACGAGCAAGAACATAATACCAACCATCATTATAATTAATCATTTCATATTCTTTCTTAAACTGTGGTTTGTAATATCCTGTCAGAAATGAAAAAAGCCAGAAATATGCCACAAAAGCAATCATCACAATCTCAAAAAAATGTTTTTTTATAAATGGCTTATCATAGAAGCATGATACCGATAAAAATCGCCCATAAGATCTTATCGAAATTGTAACCGCCAGCGCAATCGCTGCTGACAGTAGCAAAAGAGGTACCTGAATCTTCTGTCTCAATATAGAAAACTCAATAATTGCCGGCACAAACAATAATTCCACAGCAAAATAAAGGCGAAATACATTTAGCTCTTGCATAGAATGTTTTCTTTTCACTGCGAAAAAGAATACAACACCAATACCCCAACCGATAAGAAATATAGCAATGACGATAACTGCAAAAAATAAACTTCTGGCAACATCATCAACACCTGCACCTACAATCCACCATGGGAAGCCGTAGTAAAAAGAAGTACCCCATCCATAGAAATAAGCACTCCCCCATCCAAGGCATCCCATGTAGGCAATAAAAAGTGAAGAACTCCTGAGCAGCGCACCATCCTTCATAACCACCCCAATACAAGATGATAACATTGGCTTACAACTCATAACAAAAGCAATTCAATGCCGTCAAGAGGTTACAGGCTAAAAAAACTCTATTACATTGCAGTCAGCATGTTTACTACACAAATACAATTCAGAGCATAAAAACTACTCGGCGGCAGGTTATTGAGACTCATCAATGACATGTAAAAAACGCCCATTATTGGTGTCAAGTTTCCCCAAAGTTATTCAAAAAGTCAATATTATGCCGTTAATATGTTGCCATCCGTGGCAATCATGGCGCTAACGTGTGATCGCATTCAAAATGTTGTCTGCGATTGACTCTTCCTTGTGGCATTGCACAACCAGAGCGTCATACAGCGGCTTAACAGTGCGTGACCAGGTGGGTTGGGTAAGGTTTGGGATTAGCATCGTCACAGCGCGATATGCGGCGCTTGCTGGCATTCTTGAATAACCGACGCCTTTACATCTTCCGCACTCTTTCTCAGCAACTATCCCCCACTGCTCTGTTTTGGCTATATCAACCGCACGGCCTGTACCGTGGCAATCTCTGCATCTTGCGCCCGGCGTAGCGGCACTACGGCAATAATCCGCATAAGCGAATGTTGCGAGCACTTGCAGTACCTTTGCCTTAGTATTTCCTTCAAGCTTTGCCACGCCACGGTATTTCCCCGATACCTTGTGTGCAAATTGCATCAGATAGTTGATAGCCTTTTGTTTGTCGTTCTGGCTTAGTTCATGCTTACCGCAGAATGCAGCCATTCCGAATCCGGCTTGTGATTGCGCCATCCCCATAGCAGCCATCACATCAGTACCGGAAAGAGAGTCAGAAGCCGTGGCCCGTGGTGAGTCGCTCATCATCGGGCTTTTTGGCGAATGAAATTTAGCTACGCTTTCGAGTCTCATGCGCCTTCTCCCTGTACCTGAATCAATGTGAGGTTTCCGCAGAACACTGCGCCGGTATCTATATACATCTGGTTGGCAAACTTGAGTGGTTTCACTGCTGGCGTATGACCAAAGATGAACGTGTCCGCGCCTTTGATTTCTTTCACGATCCCGTCTTGTGAGTTGCTGATTCGTTCGCGGTTCCAGATTACCTGCTGATGATCAACTGGCTTTCCAAACTCGTATTTATCACAAGGATAATCGGCGTGGCAGATGACATATTTTTTTCCTTTACTCACCAGTTCGATGATTAACGGAAGTTCATCTGCTTTATGGGCAAGAGCTTTAGCCAGAATTTCTTTGTCGTAATCGAGATTAAAGAACCAGCCACCGCCATTAAGCAGCCAGTGATTGACGTTTCCACGCTCTGATAAGCCATCAATCATCATTTGCTCATGGTTTCCACGTACAGCTCTGAACCAGGGGAATGTGATTAATTCCAGGCATTCTACGTTCTCTGTACCGCGATCAACCAAATCGCCCACCGAGATAAGCAGGTCTTTTTTGGTGTCGAATCCTATCGTCTCCAGTTTTTTCATCAGGTTCGTGTAGCATCCGTGCAGATCGCCAACTACCCAAATATTTCGGTATTTGCTGCCATCAATTCTTTCGTAGATATTCATGCAACCTCACTTCTGCTGTTTCGCAGTTTTTTAAGTTTCTGTTGATACTCCGCCTTGATGGCCCTGCACTCTTCGACAGTCCAGCGATAGCGGTTATGGTTTGATTCGATTTCCTCTACTGCTTCCTGCCCGATGCGGCTAATCAGTTCGACGCGATACGGAACGAGATTTCCGCTTTTGTGCTGGTTGCACACCACGCATTGCTTGTGAATATTGCGTTCATCAAATCGGAGTTGAGGTGCCGCAGCAGTTGTCCGGTAATGTCCGGCATCCCACTGAGCAGACGTGAGCGTTCCGCACGAGATACATGGTAAGTCGCGGTCTCTTTCTCTGATGAAGGCGTTTACGGCTTGTTGGGCTTGTTTAATCCAGTAACTGCGGGGCTTTAAGGCGAGTTTTCGAATCTTAATTTTATCTTTCTGTTTCTGCTCCTCTCGTCGTCGTTTCTTCTCTGCTGTTTTTTCCGCCTTTTCGCGTTCTTTATTTCGTCGTTCGAGCGCTAATTTAGTTCCGTGTTCCGGGCTGCACCACCACTGATTTGAGAATGCCGGGTGAAACCATTCCTTACAGATTTTGCATTTCCTTCGCGCTGGTTTAGCCATTAAGCAGCCTCCCCTGTTACTTTAAGCATTCCGTTATCGAGCAGCTTTCTGGTCAGCCACTGTTGACCACGCCCGGTGATTTTTGTGGTGAACGATATCTGTATTCCGTGATTTGTATTGACCGCTGTTTCTTTCACTGTGAAATAGCCGCGATCCATATATTCCTGCATTGGCACATTGCGCCGGGCACCTGAAGCAATAAGGATTTTGTGTTCGCGCATCCACGCAAACAGTTTGTTTGGACCAATACCAACAACCTTTGCATAGTTTCCAATCAAAATTCCGCTGGCCTCGCCAACGCGATCGGCAAACTCAACTTTAGGTGCGGCAATTGCGAGCTGGTTTTCCAGTTGCATTTTCTGCTCAGCAAGATCAGCAGCAAGGCGCAACGCTTCTGGTAGAGTTTTGGGGATATTAACCGCAGCGTCTTCAAGCTCTCGCCAACGGTCAACAAGACGAGCGGTGAATTCCGGCGACAACTGGGCAACGACAATAATGCTGTCTCGCTTACCTTGTTCGCCTTCGAATACATACACACGAAAACTTTGATTTAAGCCTAACCCATTGATTCTTCCACAATCCTCAATTTGAGGATGTCGGATAACACCATTTTTAGCCAGCATTTCGATAGTACGTTTCACATTGTCATGACGCTTACCTGTAAGCTCAGAGATTTCAATGCTGGTCATTTTGATGACGTTGCTATTTATCAGCTCGTTCATTGTCATGTCCTCTCATATTGAAAATTCACCAATAAAAAACCCAGCCGAAGCTGGGTTTGTTAAGTTGTCAATTGTCAGTAGCGATGTAGTGAAGGAGGTAATTCTTTGTTCTTAAGCCTTACCCATGCGGAAAGATTCGTTGGTCCGTCTGGCTCATTAATATCAACATCTCGTGTGTGATTGATTAAAACGTCTCTCGCCATTCCAATAACATACGAGAACTCATGACCGTAGTCGTAACATCTGCCGGAATAGTTCGATTGAATTTGCTTTAGCGCTGGATACAATTCGCGGAATAATGCCTGTGAGCGGTTAGCATAATCCCACAGCCATACAAGGCTGTCTGTTTCTTTTGCGGAAAGCCCGTTGAGCTTCTTCTCTTGTTTGCCAGTATTTTTCTCGCACTGGCTGAAATAGCAGTCTTCCAGTTTTTCGAACACTTCCCACGCCTGATCGGTTTCGAGCATTTTGGCGTGACGGGCTGCTCCGCGTTCTGTCCAGAGGATGAGGGAGCGGGCTTTCGGGGAAATTTGTAACCCTCTTAAAGATGGTTGCAAATTTTGTGAGTTACTTAAAGTAACCCGCAAAATTTTCAACTCATCACCAACAACCTTGAAAAAGTGTTTACCCTCAACAAAACGCTCGGAATTACGGGTGTAATTTACTTTGATGTTGTTGATCTCGGTACAGTAAAGCTGTGCCAGTAACTCGGTAGTGATAACGGGAATTTGGTTGTGTGTAATTGGGGAAAGAGTTTCGACAGAAATCTGAGTGGCCATAACGATAACTCCGTACATTTGGACATTATCGCCACCGTCAGGTGCTAATCATCATGGTGGCGAACTGTGCGGGGTTAGCACTACCGGGTACGGAAACCGGCGAGCCTTTCGGCTCCCCCACACAGCCCGCCATAAATCGCGAATGTGACTGTGCAAACGATATGAAAAAAGACGCGGGCGCGTCTCATATCGCTCCGTAAACATCCGGGGTGCTAATCCCGACGCCAGATTTTGCTGGCGCGTGAGGAATATAGCCCCGAATAAATCATCGCGTCAATCACCTTGTTTTCCTCGCACGATGTCTTAGCCACCGGATATCCCACAGATGAGCCGTGCAGTTGAAGGTTTTTACGTCAGATTCTTTTGGGATTGGCTTGCGTTTATTTCTGGAGCGTTTCGTTGGAAGGTATTTGCAGTTTTCGCAGATGATGTCGGTGATGCTTCGTCGCTGTCGCCTCATGCCGCCCTCCTGACGCCCTGCCCGATCGCCATCAATGCCGCTTTGGATACAGTAGTAAACATTCGTCGAGGACTGATGAACGGTCGCCAAATCAGCAGCATGGAGCCTTTGCTGTTTCCCTTCTTCTCCAGCCCTGTCGATGGTTCGATAAAATTAATCCGTCCATCAGTGATAATGCGAACTTCGTCAACACTCTCCAGAGCCTTGCTGAACCATCCGACTGACATATCCTCTGGCACAAGCATCACTACCGTCTGTCGCTGTTGTATGCACTGCTCAGCGGCTTTTTCCACCCACGGCCTGATATTGCTGTACGGTGGGTTATTCCAGATTGCACCGTGGCTTATCCACTCAGAATTTAGCGCGTCGTCGGCCTCAGTTAACCAGTGAGCGCACAGAGCATTTTTGTCGCTCGCTGCCGAATCCAGCCAGAATCCAAACTCAATATCCAGTGCATCAAAAAGCCAAAGCGGCGTTTGCCAGCAGTCCTTGTCGTGTGATGGCGTATTTGATTTGATAGTCATGCAGCCCGATCTCCCCATCGCGCTTTCATTTTTTCATTTGCAAATCGCCAGAATCTTCCTTTGTGATATGAGCTTTCGCCATTACAGCAACGACTAATTGACGAACTATCAAATCCTTCTCTGACAGCATCCATAGCTGCTTCATAATAAACCTCCTCCCCAGTTTTCATGTCAGTAGAAATAACAGCTTTACTGGCAGGATGGTCACCACTAAATTTACCTAGCGATATAGGTATTCTTCCATTTTGTTTATATCCGTGTTTTGAGTTTTCAGAATGTGATACCCATTCAAGGTTATCAGCCCTATTGTCATCTCTTCGCCCATTTTTGTGATTAACTACCAAGCCATCACAGAACCCTGTACAGAATGCTTTCGCAACTATCCTGTGGGCGCTGTATTTCTTACCGTATACCTTTATTTGAAGATATCCTGTCGACTTGCACTTGAATGGTTTTACACTAGTGCCATTAATTATTTTCTTATATGGCCTCTGTCTGGTTGATGTTACTGTAACTTCCCTCGTAATAGACCTGAAATTTCCTTTATTGCTAACCTGATAAAATGGAATCCCTTCGATATCTACCCAAACCTCAATCATAATTCCTCCATTCGCTAAGATGAATTGAGTTCATGGCACAATATGCTTCTATGTAGTCCATTATTTCGGATATTTTTTTTACAGATAGAGTCGCCGTACTCTCTCTGATGTTTATTAGCTCACCTTCTAACCCTGATATAATCTCAGGGTGCTGGTTGGTTGCAATCTGCCAACCAGAAACGAATAACCCCTTCCAAAACTCAATATTTCTTGCTTTTCCGTGATATGTAGCCTTCTTACTTATTTCAGATAGCATCGCGTGAAGGCGTGCATTTTGCCGAATGCTGCGGTTGCGTTCCTGAATGGTTACTACGATTGGTTTGGTTGGGTCTGGAAGAATTTGCTGGATAGCTTGAATGGCGTTCTGCTGATGGATGGGGCTTCTTAGTTCAAATGTTAGTTTCCTCATCACCCTTAATCCTCTCGAAGTTCTTCTCGAAGTTTTTGGTGTCGAACACTGACCACCGACCATTATGAATGGCGTATGCACATGTCTTGTTTTCGTCCTGATAAACCACCCTTACCTTGCGATAAAACCGTGGCTTAATCTCTCTGAATATTTGCTCGCTCATGCTCACTCCTTCACTTTAAATCCAGACTCCGGATAATTCTGTTGCGCTGAAACTCATTGTTGAGTTTGAACAACCGTCGAAGAACACGGTCACGCGGATAGCATCGTGCGGCAGGTGAATGCTCATACAACTCATCAAGCGGCAAACTGGACGATGAACGATACCGATACCAACGCACCAACTCTTCACGAAAATTAGCCCTGACAAGCTCAGCTATCGTACTCATTTCTTAAAACCTCCTCAAACGCATTCTGACGCATTTTTCATTCTCGCTGCTATTGGCATGCCTTGCACGCGTTTACCTCACTACAGAGCGATTGTGATGCCTTAAAAGCGATTTATTGAAGTGATATTTGCTTAATCGAAATTCTTTTCTTTGATTCCTGCGGCCCTGATGGCTTTCATTACTGCAATTACCGTTTTGTCACGCCCATCCTCATAACCCATCGCATAAGCACCTTCTTCACCATCTTTCCAAAGGTCGTCATTCGATTCGGGCCAGTCGATATCCAGTTCAATAGCAGAGCGCGATGCCTGCCATATCACCCAGGCAAACTCTTTTAATTCATCGTCTCCCGTGAACTGGCTTTTGTCTTTTGACCACCAGTTTTCAAACTGTCGGTAGCTATCGTTCACTTCCCTCTCCCCCAAATAAAAAGGCCTGCGATTACCAGCAGGCCTTTATCTGTTTTTAACACGCTTTCGAGTCCTTTTAGATTTTTCCTTAAGATATTCCGCAAGTTTATCCTCATCATTATTAAATTGAGATAAAAGCTCATGCTCGCAATTAAGTGCTTTACTCGCATAAGTTCCATATAGTTTCTTTCTTGCTAGTGCTGCTATGAATGCTGCATCTTCTTTGCTATCGAAATACCCTAACGATATTGTCTTATTTTTATAACCAACATAAGACTTCCACCTGCCAGTTGGCTTATACCAAGACACTCCAATTGCACCGGATGTGTTTAATCTATTCCCTACAATGTTTCTTGCATTCTGCTCTTCTGTTGCCAGTCTTAGGTTTGAAATCCTATTGTCAAGTCTGTTCCCATTTACATGATCAATAAACTTAGGAGGCCATTTTTTGTATACATAGAACCAAGCAAGTCTATGCGCCTTATACAAAACATTATTTATACTAATGCATATATAACCACCACTAACACCTCCAGCAATACTACCTTTTACTCTTACTACTGAATTTGTTTTTAGCCATTTAAATATTCCTGTTTCTGAGTCATATGATAATGTTGACAGAAGCTCATCGTGATCAATTAGTTTTTTTATTCGCATAAAGAATATACTTAATAATATATACAGTAAGAACCATTAGTAACGATAACCCTGCTATTAGCTCAGTGATGTAGATGGTCATCTTTTAACTCCATATACCGCCAATACCCGTTTCATCGCTGCACTCTGGCGACACTCCTTAAAAATCAGGTTCGTGCTCACCTTTCCTTCCCGTTCTTCCCTGGTAGCAAACCGGTAATACACCGTTCGCCAGACCTTACCTTCGATAACCAGAAGACCTGCCCGTGCCATTTTAGCTGCGGCCTGATTTATGCTGGTTACTGTTGCGCCTGTTAGCGCGGCAACGTCCGGCGCACAGAAGCTATTATGCGTCCCCAGGTAATGAATAATTGCCTCTTTGCCCGTCATACACTTGCTCCTTTCAGTCCGAACTTAGCTTTAATTTCTGCGATCTTCGCCAGCGCCTGAACACGATTTAGAGGTCTGCCGCCCATGACAGGAAGTTGTTTTACTGGTTCAGGTATCGTCTCACCACGGTTAATTCGCGCTGTCATACAGGTCAGTTCATCGGCAGCCTTGCGTCGTAATTCCGCGTCAGTCAGCGCATTGGCCCGCATGTTCTGGTACAGGTTGGTAACCAGCCAGTAGTGCGCGTTCGATTTCCACGGATAAGACTCTGCATCCGGATACAGGCCTCGCTTCCGGCAATACTCGTAAACCATATCAACCAGCTCGCTGACGTTTGGCAGTCCGGCGATAACGGATGCTTCTTCCCGGCACCATGCAACAAACTGCCCGGGTGATGGAAGAAATGGTCGATTCTGCCGACGGGCTACGCGCATTCCTGCGTTAACCTGTTCCATCGAGGTGATCCCGTTTTCCCGGAAAGCCAGAACCCACTGGCGGCGGATTTCATTCAGTTCGTTCTGGTCCCGGTTAGCCAGACTCGCCGGGAAAGTTGCCAGTAACTGGCTGAACACACCGTTGATGATCTGCGCTACCTGTTGTACCTGCGGCTTTTCGTCGTACTGTTCCGGCATGTTGTTGGCGATTCGACGCATCTGCTCACGGTCAAAGTTAACCATCTGTGCGGCGATGTTTTTCATAAATCCACCCCGTAAATCCAGTCAGTGTTTGTCAGGTCGAGTTTTGGTTTGCTGGCTGTCACGCCTGCCTGTTGCTTGTTACGGTTGATTTCGAGCTGGGTCCACTTGTCGCGGAGTTTGGCCGGACTCAGCACGTTACCGGACCAGAAGTTGTCCTGGCATGCCCAGCGGAACAGCACGCACATGTCGCGGTGGTTACGTCCGTCACGTTCACGCATCAGGCGGATATCGTTAGCCCACCCTGCAAAATTCGGTTTTCTGGCTGATGGTGCGATGGTCTTCACCATGTCAAACATCCACTCTGCGGCGGTCAGGTCTTCTGCTGTTCCCCACTTGCTGCCGCTCTGAATTGCAGCATCCGGTTTAACCACAGAAAGATCGTTTTCTGGCTGGTCAGAGGATTCGCCAGAATTCTCGGACGAATAATCTTTTCTTTTTTCTTTTGTAATAGTGTCTTTTGTGTCCCCCTGTTTTGAGGGATAGCAATCCCCTAATTTGAGGGATGTTTTATCCCTCGTTTTAGGGGATTTTCCCTCGTTTTGAGGGATGTCCCTCATTTTAGGGGAACCTCCCTCGTTTTGAGGGATGCACCATTCTGAGATGTTTTTATTTGGTCCAAACATGCCGCCTTGCTGCTTGATAATATTCATTCTGACGAGTTCTAACTTGGCTTCATTGCACCGTTTGACAGGTAGCTTTGTAATCTCGCTAAGTTGAGAATCGGTGATTCTGTCCATTGGTTTATTCCACCCATAGGTTTTACGCAGAATGGCAAGCAGCACTTTAAACTGTCGCTTGGTCAGATCTGCGCCTGAATAAGCCTCAATCAGCATATTTGATAGTCTGGCGTAACCATCATCGAGATCTGCCACATTACGCTCCTGTTCGGCAAAGTTACCTCTGCCGAAGTTGAGTATTTTTGCTGTATTTGTCATAATGACTCCTGTGGATTGATCCAGTAATTCCCTCAGAATTGCATATCAATTTGCTTAGAGTCCCCGGCGGCCACCGGGGATTTTTTCTTTGTGATTTCATCAAGCGCATACTTAAAAGCCCTGCTAATCGGACTGATGTCTGATGCCATTCCGAAAGCACACAAGACCGAAGCAATAAATCTCCAGTCCGTTCTGCTTATCTTCGATTCATGACAGCCAATCATCTTTGCCAGACCGCGCTGGGTAAGCGTTGACAGGTTGATGAGTAAATCAGTTTCAGCGCGATCAATTTCTCGCTGTGATAGTTTGCTGTAACTTGTTTGTGACATTTGTTAATTTTCCTATATTGATATGGGGTTAAGCGGCAATCCCCAATGGGTTTGCCACTGATGTTTGCTCACCCTGTTAGAGGTGAACGACCAGCAATGTTAAAGAGCGGTGTTACTTATTCAGCCTGGTTCGGATGAGGAAACAGGTGCGGTAAGTCCGGGCGAATTTCGTAAGCCTTAACCTGACCATTGGTGGCATTAACGATAGCGAAAACTTTTTCAGGAGAAACTTTTCCGCCTCGCAACCATTTATGAACAGCGGGCTGTGATACGCCGCAATCAGCTGCAAGTCGTTTTTGACTGCCAACAATATTCAAGGCTCGCTGAATCACTAAATTCATGAGCATACCTCTACAGCAAATAAAGCATAACCAAAAATAACATGAGTTATACACCAGAGCAATAACAATTGTTGTTTTACTTTTGATAACCGTGGTTATAGATTACAGGTATGAAAACATTCGCAGAAAGACTAAATGCCGCCATGAGTTCAGCCGGGTTGTCACAAGCACAACTTGCAGACATGGTGGGGGTATCACAACCAGCCATACAAAAGATGTCATCTGGTAAAACAACCGGATCACGTAAAATGGTCGAATTAGCCAACGCGTTAAGAGTTCGCCCTGAATGGCTAAGCTCTGGTATAGGGTCAATGAGACCACAGAGCGCAGAAGAGCCATCTAATGCTCGGGAATCATCTTTAAAAGCTATCGCCTGGGATGATCATCAAAATGATAATGACGAATTTGTTGCGCTCCCCCTTCTAAATATTTCACTTTCAGCTGGCGGAGGAAGTTGTGCATTGGAGGAGTCCGCAGAATTCTCTCTAGTTTTTAGGCGCTATTACCTGAAAAAAATGGGAGTTCCAGAAAAAGCGGCAAAGTTGGTCAGGGTTGTTGGGCAAAGCATGGAGCCAACACTCCATGATGGTGATGTGGTGGGGGTAAACACGCAAGATACGAGCATCAGGGATGGTAAAACATATGCAATTTGCCAAGCTGATTTGTTAAGGGTAAAAACGCTCATAGCCACGCCAACATCGGTAATTATCAGATCGATAAACCGCGAAGAGTATCCTGATGAAGTAATGAACAGAGAAGAATTCTACAAAAACGTAAGAATCATAGGGCGAGTGTTCTGGTCATCACATAGCTGGTAATCAGACTCCAACTGAACTTTTGCTATAAGAACACTCACGAAGAACGGCCTTTTATTGTGCTCAATACCACCGATGGTAAACCATTCGCCAAGTAGCCAATTCATAAAATGCCATTTCTAAATCCCCCGGCTCCAGTGCCGGGTTTTATTTACTTAATTACACAGTCGCATATCCTGAAGTAACACATCTATAGCTAACTTCACAGCGAGATCATCCAATTCATCATGGTGAAGCACTCGGATCATTCCCGCAATAGCATCTGCTGAAATAGCTTCCCCAGTAGCAATAACCTCAAGCAACGCCCCCCCTAGAATTTCGACTACCCGCTGGTGCAACACACCAAATTCCCCTTCGATTAACATGCAATCACCCATAACAATCAGCCTTTCCCCCTTGAAAATATCACGCGGATACCACAAAAAATAAAATATTTTTGTTATCAGTCATTTATAATGTTTTTCATAAAATGATAAATATAGTTATTGCACAACCAGATAACTTAGGTTATCTTCAATTCAACAGCAGGACGCTGGAAGCCAAACGGAACAGATTGGCCGGCTCTTTAACATTGATGGACTCTCAACCTAACCGTTGAGACCAAAATCTAAGTGGTTTTGGGGATGACGAGAATTTCAGTTGCAAGGCCGCGATCGAGAAGAAAAACACCTCGACGCGTCATACACCAAAGCCACTTAAAGGAGACCATCATGGTAACCGTAATCTGGAAAGAATCCAAAGGTACGGCAAAAAGCCGCTATAAAGCTCGCAGGGAAGAACTTATTGCAGAGCGGCGCAGTAGTGAAAGACTGACACGGAAGATTGCGCTAAAGATCTCTGGTTGCGTCAGAGCAGACAAAGCAGTATCACTCAGCAGCCTTCGCAACAAGAAGGCAGAAGAAGTCGAGCGAAAAAACAGAAGTACTTATTACAAGGATTCAAACCCATTAGGAAACAAAATACATGCAGTTCAAAAAATAAAATTGTACAGTAAACCACCGTATGGACTTATTGAGTATGCTTATGGTGAAAAAGACTATTTATGTTAATCCTAATCGCGGACAAAACAGAAAAGTATCTGACAGAAGCCTTACATCTCGAGACAGAAGGAGGATAGCGAGATGGGAAAAGAGAATAGCATATGCATTAGAAAACGGTATAACACCTGGATTTAATGCTATAGATGACGGTCCGGAATATAAGATTAATGAAGACCCAATGAACAAAGTTGACAAAGCATTAGGGAAGGTGCGAACAAGTTCCTGATATGAGATCATCATATTCATCCGGAGCGCATCCCAGAGGGACATCATGAGCCATCAACTCACCTTCGCCGATAGTGAATTCAGCACTAAGCGCCGTCAGACCCGAAAAGAGATTTTCCTCTCCCGCA